GATGGAATGAGATTAGTCGTAGGTATGTAGATGATGACCCTGAGTTCTATATGCCTGATGAATGGAGAGACAAAAGTGCAGATAAAAAGCAGGGTAGTGGAGGTAAAAGTCAATCTCAGTACTTTCCTAACATCTATGTCAAAGAGGTGGCAGATAAGGCACTAGGTGACTATAAAAAGATGTTGGTTCAAGGTATTTGTCCAGAACAAGCACGTATGGTGTTGCCACAAAGCACCATGACTGAATGGTATTGGTCAGGTAGCCTTGACGCCTTTGCAGATATGTGTAGGTTAAGAATTACACCAGATACTCAATACGAAAGTAAGCGGGTAGCCCTTGGTGTGGATAAAGAAATGTTAAAACTATTTCCTATATCATGGAAAGCACTTGAAGAATAAGATGATAAATGACATCACTGTATTAGTTAAGGGGCAATACTTGCCAGTATTAACACCACAGTAGTAGTAGGAGAGGTAAATGACAAACCCTAATGAGCAAATGACCAAAGCTCTAACCAACAAATGACCAAGCGTATACCCATGAAGGGTGGTGATGAGTACGATGGGCTTACCAAAGCACGTAAGTTTTATCTATGGAAGAGTGGTCAGTTAAAGAAGATTAAACGTGCTTACAATAAAAGGTTTCGTAAATACAGCAAGGAGATAGAAGATGAGTGAATACGTCAACAAAGAAATTAAAATTACAGAAGTAGAGGAACATGAGGATGGCAGTGCTACCTTACAAGTAGAGTGTGACCCTGAGACATTCGCAGCTATATTTAACGTAGGCTTTGTATCGTTAATACGTAAAGGACTAGAATCAGAGAACAAGGGTGAAATATAATGATGGAGCTATCTCTCATAAGAACCCTACACGATCAGGAGTTTTATGAAGATCACAAGGGTATAAAATGTCCTGACAAGTTGTTCACTAAAGATGTACGCAAGATTAAGCGTGTCTTAGATAACGCTATGGATAAGTATGACCGCACTATATCTACCTCTGAGTTAGAGGCTTTGTTCTTCTCTGAGTACAGTACCATGACTACAGCTAACAAAGTATTGTATGAGGGTCTGTTCTCCAAGTTACGCAAAGAGGTTCCCATGTCTAGGGACGTAGCCTCTGATGTACTGTCTCGTATGTTTAGGCAGCATGTAGGTGAGCAAGTAGCTAACTTAGGGTTTGACTACGTTAACGGTAAGCTTACGTCCCTTGAGCCACTACGCCAAGTCTTAGAGGCACATGAGGATAACTTCATGCCTAACATGAATGTTGAGTGGGCTGACATTGATATAGACACCATCTTAGAGGCTGGTACTAAGCAATCACAATGGAAGTGGAACATACCTAGCCTAGCAGGGCGTATAGAAGGCATCAGCAGTGGTCACTTTATTATTATAGGTGCTAGGCCCAACACAGGTAAGACAAGCTTCCATGCGTCTACTATTGCCTCACCTAAAGGCTTTGCAGAGCAGGGTGCTAAGTGTATGGTGTTGTGTAACGAGGAAGAGTATGTACGTGTGGCTGAACGCTACCTGTGCGCTGCTGCTAGTATGGATACAGATGAGATTAAGTCTAACTATGCACTGGCTGCTGCAAGGTACAAAAAGGTGCGTGATCAGATTAGTATGTTTGACAGTACAGGTAAAGACTTAGGTTGGGCAGAAAATATCATTAAGCACAGCAAGCCTGACATAGTTGTACTTGATATGGGTGATAAGTTTGCCTTAAAGACTAGTGACAAGTCAGATGTGTACCTCAAGGCTGCAGCTATACACGCTAGGAACATAGCTAAGAAGTATGACTGTGCGATTATATGGATGAGCCAGTTGTCGGCTGATGCACAAGATAAAGTTTACTTAGATCAATCCATGTTAGAGGGGAGTAAGACAGGTAAGGCAGCAGAGGCAGACCTGATGTTGTTGATTGCTAAGAACCAAGTTACTGAGGGTGATGATGAAGACAATCAACGTCACATTAACGTAGCTAAGAACAAGTTAAAGGGTGGATGGCATGGGGTTGTCCATTGTGAATTAGACGGGGGTAGGTCACAGTACCTAGCCTAATGAAAGGAATACAAAATTGAGATTTGTATTAGATGTAGAAAACACAACAAAGAAACGTAATGGCAAGCTAATGCTTGATCCTTGGGAAGAGGGTAACTTCCTAGTTAACGTAGGGGTGCGTGACGTTGACGATGGTACAGAGGCTTTGACGTTTGACTTACAACACAAGGAGTACGTTGACCAGACAGGCGTTGAGTCCAAGCGTATCCAAAAGATACTAGACCACACTACCCTGCTGATTATGCACAACGCACAGCATGACTTGGCTTGGCTTTGGGAGTGTGGCTTTAAGTACGATGGGCCTATATGGGATACCATGTTAGCTGAGAGTATTTTACTCAGAGGAAACAACCTAGAAATCTCACCGAAAGGTGTAGCTAAAAAGATTTCTTTGTCTCTTGAGAATACTGCTATACGTAGGAACTTAGACTTTCAAAAGGATGACACACTCAAGCGTTACTTTAAAGACGGATACAACACTGATGAGATACCATTATCAGAATTGACTTTTTATCTTGAGGCTGATTGTAACACCACGGCTTCTCTGTTTCACTCTCAGGTTGCAGACTTCATGCTTCCTGAGTCACAAAGTCTTATCAAAGTGAGAGACATTACGTTTGAGGTATGTAAGCTTCTTACACGTATGAAAGCTGACGGTATGAAGGTAGACCGCAAAGCTTTAGATGCAGTGCGTAAAGAGTTTGAAGATGAGCGTGGTACTATACAATCTCGCCTACAGATGCAAGTGCGTGATGTTATGGGTGACACACCAGTTAACTTAAATAGTCCAGAGCAAATGTCTCAAGTTATCTTTAGCCGTAAGCCTCACTCCAAGGATGATTGGCCTAACTTATTTGACAACTGTAAGAACCTTGCAGAGTTAAAAAAGATTGTTACTGCTAACAGTGATCTTCTGTATCGCACTGAGGCGTTTACTTGTCCTACTTGTGGGGGTAGCGGAGAAACATATAAGTTAAAGAAAGATGGCAGTAAGTATTCAAGACCTAACAAATGCAAAGATTGTGATGGCAGAGGGTATCAACTCAAGAAGCAAGAAAGAATGGCTGGCTTTGGTTTCTTCCCACCTAGCGCATCTTGGGTTAGTGCTAGTGGTTTTTCTACAAGCAAGGATATACTAGATGTACTCAGGGCTACAGCTATGGATAACAATATGTCTGAGGCTGTTACGTTTCTTGAGGACTTGAAGCGGCTTAACGCTGTGTCTAGCTACCTGTCTAGCTTTGTTGAGGGTATAGATACATTCACCAAGCAGGACGATGTACTGCACGTATCACTAACGCAACACATTACGTCTACGGGTAGGTTTAGTGGGCGTGAGCCTAACATGCAGAACATGCCTAGAGGGGGTACTTTCCCTGTTAAGCGTGTCTTTGTTTCACGTTGGTCTGGTGGTAAGATTATGGAAGCTGACTTTGCACAGCTAGAGTTTAGGGCTGCTGCATTCTTGTCACAGGATGAGACAGCTATGGAAGAGATTAACACAGGGTTTGACGTACACTCTTACACTGCACAAATTATCTCTGATGCAGGGCAACCTACTGCTAGACAAGCTGCCAAGGAACACACCTTCGCCCCTCTCTTTGGCGCGACAGGGTATGGCAGAACTAAAGCGGAAGCTGCATACTACACGCACTTTATTGAGAAATACAAAGGTATAGCTAAGTGGCACAAGAAGCTAGGTGATGAGGCTATACGTTTACAAAAGATAACCAATGTGTCAGGTAGACAGTATGCATTTCCCGGCACTACTAGAAGGGAAAACAATACACCTACTAACTTCACTAGGATTAAGAACTACCCTGTTCAAGGGTTTGCTACTGGTGATGTTGTGCCTGTTGTATTGCTTGAGATTGACAAGAGGCTTAAGAGTATGCGATCTTGCATAGTTAATAGTGTCCATGACTCAGCGGTTATAGACATACACCCTGATGAACAAAAGGAGGTAATCAATGTCATTAACGATGTTAACGACAGTCTTAATAGTATCATTGATAATTACTACGGCATAAAGATGAATGTGCCACTACTTTTAGAAGCCAAAATTGGACCGAATTGGCTTGACACTAAAGATGTGATATGATATAACTGCGGTTCTAATTAAGCTCAGAAAGGATATATAATGAGCAATGAGTTGAGTACAATGATGTCAGGCGCAGACCTTGCATCAGCTATGGGTTTTAGTGCAGATACTACAGAGGTATCGGCTGGCCCAAACCTTGCACGTTTAGCACAGGTACAGGCTCCTATTATGCGTGAGCAAGTAGATGAAGATGGTGAACTAGAAGAGAAAGTAGTTGTACCCTTGGGTGCTTACAGACTGACTGACGCAGAAGGTAACATCGTGTATAGCCGTAGTGCTACTATTCGTTTGTTTGCACAGCGTCAGCAGTGGACGCAGTGGGATAGCGACAGAAACATCATGAACAAGACTGTCATGGCTACTGTGCTTAAAGGTGACCTTAAAGACACCAAAGGTACGTTTAACCTTGGTCGGCCTAGTAATTACGTTAAAGATTGGGAAGCTTTAGATGAAGATACTAAAGCAATTATTCGTAGCGTTAAGAATACCAAGGTTTTGTTTGGTAAAGTTAAACTAGGTAAAGTCATTGATGATAACGGTGTAGCTGTAGCAGGTTACGACTCAGAGGTTGACTTTACAATGGACGTAAAGAATGTAGACAGTAAACACTCTTTAGATGCTGCACTTAAAGACATTGTGTCTAAGAAGCTTCTTCCGATTGAGCATACTATTTCTTTGTCTTCTCAGAAAGAAACCCTGCCTACAGGTAATAAGTATGCTACTATGGTAGCTACCTTGGGTTCCAAAACTAAAATGGTTCCAGAGGATCACGCTACAGTACAGGCGTTTGTAGACTACATTGACTACGGTAATGAGTATGTACTTAGCAAGTGGAAGTCTTTACGTAAGCCTGATGTACAGGTAGACCCTGCTACACTTGACGCTATCGTGCAAGTAGAAGAAATCCCGTTCTAGGATGGACTACGAACACGCTGCTGAAACTCCTGTACGGATACTCATGCGTGACGCTACTTTAGGTACTGCAGAAATGTCAGAGGCGGTAATTAATTCCGTTGCCTCTGATGTATCAGCAGGACTAGATAAGCAGTTTAACGGTGGGCCAAGGGATGCGTTCAGACTTAGAATGTCCAACATAGGACGCCCTAAGTGTCAACTCTGGTTTGAAAAGAATATGCCTTACGTTAAGGAAGACTTACCAGAACAATTTATGATGAACATGATGCTAGGTGATATAGTTGAG